AAATGCCTAAAGAAACAATGGATCAAATGGCGGAATATATGATGTATAAGCTAGGAGAACTAAATAGACAGAAAGGACTTGGATAGATGCTAGATGGATGGTTTAAAATTGGGGATCATTGGAGTGAAGAATTCCAAATGTTCCTTTCTAAGCGACCAGAAAAAAAGAAAGCTCAGCGTATGTTTACTCTAGACGAAGTAAGTGGAGTAAATAAACTTGTTCTTTCTGATAAGGGCTATTATACCAATGAGGAGCAAACTCTTGATTGCTTCTATGTTTCTCCAAGTTTAGGAGAAGTACAATGGGTTGAAGATTTGATTACAAGTGCATTAGATACTCGAGGGGAGTATGTTGATTTTATTCCCTATTATGATCCAAAGTATATTTATAAAGTAGTAGTCATTAACAGTCCTACATTTTCTGGTGAGGCTTCAAGTTTGAGAGGTGTGCCCTTTAGCTTTGATGTTAGTATGGCGCCATTTAAATACCGAATAGGTGGCGAAAGACCGATAGAGCTATTGCATCCTCAGCAAATCTTTAATCCAGAGAGATATGGGAGTGAACCAAGAATAAAAATATTTGGAAAAGGTTCATTCTCTTTATTTATTAATAATAGAGAAACTAAGTTTAAAGATGTTGAAGATGAAATTATTATAGATTCAAATCAAGACGTTATGGAAGTGTATAAGGAAATTAATGGCTCAGCGATTAATCTCCATAATAAGTTTATTGGCAACCAAGAGTTTCCTTATCTAGATGTTGGTGGCAACCAAATATCTTGGAGTGGGAACATAACTAAAATAGAAATAGAGCCGAGGTGGCAAACGAAAATATGAAACCAGTTTTATATGAGCCTAAGGCAACGGATTTTGAAAATGATGGTGGGCTTTGTACCCTTTCAGATTGTCGATCTTTGAAAGTAACAGAAGAAGCAAACGGTTCTTATATTGTAGAACTTACATTTCCAATTACAACAAAATATGCGGAATATTTAGAAGACGTGAACTATCAAATCAAATGTAAACCAAATGATTTAGATAGCTATCACGTTTTTTATATTTACACGCATTATAAAGATATGGCTACCGGACTTTTATATGTGACTGCAAAATCTCGCACAATGAAGTTAGGTAATCGTACCGTAAAAAATGTAGTTATTGACAGTAAATCTGGAATCGAAGCTATGGCTTTACTTCACGATGGAATGGATTTGGAAAGCGATATTGAAATGTTTAGTGATATCACTACCGTTTCTTCAACCAGTTTTGAAGTTGCAAATCCTCTTGAGTGTGTCAAAGGTATTGATGGCTCTCTTAATCAAAGATACGGTGGGGAGATTAAACATGAACCCCATCGTATTTCTTTACTTAAGAGACGTGGAAAAGATAACGTTACAACAATTCGATATCGAAAAAATTTAGAGGGTTTAAAACTTGAGTTTAACTGGGATGGACTCATTACTCGAATTTTCCCTTATGCAGATTTACAGAATGAAGAAGGCGAAACAGAACGTGTTTATGGTGCAAAAGTTGATTCTAAGTTTATAGGGAACTATGATGGTGAAGTTTATGCAAGACACATCCAATTTACTGAAGAACAGGGGGTATCAGATGTAAAAAGCTTAAATACAGTAGCTTCAAAATATTTTACCTCAATGAATCCTGGTGTAGATAAGCCTAAAGTTAGCGCTGAGGTAAATATCCGAAAACTAGAAAATCATGCAAAGTTTAAAAATTTTAGACAACTGGGAGTTTTTGATACATTTACGGTTTATCATGAGCGTTATAACATCAATCTAGAATTAACAGTCAATAAAGTTGTTTATGATGGTCTTCTTGAACAAGTAGAGTCTATTGAGGCCGGAGATCCCAAGTTTACATTTTTTGAGGAACAACAAAATCAATTTTCTGAAGTAATGAAAAAGGTTCCTACAAAAAATTACAATAGTTCTTTTATTGATTATGTGACTAAAATAATCAGTGGAAATGATGGCGGTAATGTTATCTGGTGGCCCAAAAATAGACCTACAGACTTATTCTTTGTGGATGGAGAAACCTTGGAAGATTCTAAAAAGGTTTTGCGAATAAACAAAAGCGGCATTGGTTTTAGTTCCACAGGATGGAAAGGCCCTTTTAAAACTGCTTGGACTCTGGATGGTGTTTTTATTGCAGACTTTATTAAAGGGGGAACTTTAGAAGGTATTAAGATACGTTCAGTCGATGATAAGTTTATTGTAGAAATGTATAACGGTAAAGTCCGATTCATTAGGAATTTAGGTAATGGAAAAGAAGAAGAAATGGTTGCCTTTACACCATCTCTTAATAATGAAACGGGGCAACTGAATGGAATTGGTTTAATCCAAAATCCTGGTTATAAATTTGCGATTTCTTCAAAAAATTCGGATGGCACCTTTTCAAATGTCGTACGGGTTCCAGCGGATAGTACAGGTAGTAAACCAAAGCTAGAGCTTTTTGGAGATGTTAGTGTTAGTGGGAGATTATTGCTTAATGGTCAAGAAGTAGTCGCAGGTGGTGGTTCTGGTGGTGGAGAAGGAGAGTTTCCACCAGAAATTGTTACAGATCAAGAAAAGAATGCTTGGATTGTCTGGCAGTTCTTGAAATCAAAAGGCTATACTGAACAAGCTGCCGCAGGTATTCTTGGGAATATGGACCAAGAATCTGGTGTGATGCCTGATACGGAACAAATAGGCGGCCCTGCTTATGGTTTGGTACAGTGGGACGGCTCCGCTTATCCTCTGGTTCCACCTGCTACATGGAATGGACGTGAGTATGTCCAAAAATTGATGCGTGCCGCAGGAATTTCTGGAGACTACAAAATTGCTAAAACACAATCACAGCTCTTAGAATGGTGTATGTTTAATGGGCAATATATTAAAACAAGCGCCTATCCTTATTCTGTTGCTCAGTTTAAAGGATTGACAGATATTTCTACAGCTACAACGGCTTTTGAAGCGAACTTTGAGCGCCCTGCAGTGACTCATCCAGAACGTGTTCAGCTTGCGATTAAATGGTATAACAAGCTTCACGGCTTGAAACCACCAACACCGCCAGATCCAGGAGGAAGCTTAAAAGAGCGATTGGATAAATTCTACAATACCTATAAAGAACGTTACGTTCAGAATGGGCAGTGCGTAGGATTGACAACTGCATGGATGGCTACACTGACCGCAAATAAATACGGTATGACACCTTGGAATTCTCAAGCTTATAATCCAGATGGTTCTCCAACTTCTGGAAATCCACGCTGGAATTATGAAATTAATATTGGAGACGGAATTTCGGCTGCAACAATTGGTACATTTGCACCGCCTCCAGGTTGGACAAAAATTATCCCTCATAGCGCAGAAGATTGTAAAGCGGGGGATATTTTCTATGTCGGAACAGACAGTGGAATATCTACAGGACATACTGGAATCGTCTTTGAAGATGGGAAAAATGGAAGAGTTCCTACACTTGACCAGAACTTTCTTAATTCTCCTGTCAGATGGTTTGACGGAGGAGCCGGGAGTTCATGGGGGCTTTATAATTGGTTTTGTATTTGGAGAAAGAACACATAAGGAAAGGAGAAATAATTGAAAAAATGGAATGTCACACTTTCAACAACGGAGCCTGATAACTATGTAGGGATCATTAATGTCCGTCAAGGGAATGTCAATAGTGAAGTGATGGAAGCACAAATTGTGCAGAATGGTTTGCCATTGGATCTCACAGACTGTACGGCAACTTTCCAAGCATTTCTAGGTGGAGAACATGTTGTGGAGCGTTCTTGTAAAATTATTGATTACAAGAAAGGAATTGTGCAATATACTTTTGATGAATATACTATGCAATCCCTTCACAAACAACGGGCAAATATTGCTTTTTATAAAGGTGAGGAAGAGATTGCGACCACGCAAGATTTTACTTATTTTGTCATCCATGCTGTATCTAAAACACCTGGAGAGATGGGCTCTTATTGGCAAACTGCAGAAGACCTTCTCAATGACATGAAAGACTACCTCAATGCAGGAAAAGGAGATTTTGAGGATTGGTTCAATTCAATAAAAGATATTTTGGAATCTATTGATCCAGGCGGTAAATTACTTTCTGAGGTTTTGGATCTCAAAAAGATTGTTTATCGTAAGGTACCAAGCGGCTTTAATGTTGTTATTGAGCATGATTCAGAGTATCAACCGGATGTGAAAGTAACTTATTACAAAAATTCAATTGGAACCGAAGCGAATGGTTTTGACAGTGGTCCAGTATTTGGCGGAGAGCGAATTTATAACCTAGCTTATTCATTAAGCTATATCAGAAATAAAGTCAATGTTGAGCTTCCGTCAGTTTATACAATGGACGGAGAAGTTGTAAATAATGGTAACGAACTATTGTTAATCAACGGAATTGAGGTTATTCGTTTTGTTATTGATGGCGCAACAATCACCAAAGGTTATGTTGAAAAAGTGAAGACACCAACTAATCTAAATGTTTCTGATGTCACTTCTTCAAGTGCTAAATTTTCATGGGAAAACGGGTGATAATATGGCAGATAATAATTATTTACATACCGCTTACGCAAAAAGCGCAGACGGTACTGACGGCTTCACGACTGTTTATCCGAATTTGAATTTATTAACTGACAGCAAAGATTTTAAAAATAAAAATAAACAAGGAATTAACCTAACTACCTCTATAACCTCACCAGTGTCAACAATATTAGTTGAGAACAATGAAAGTTACTTGAATTTCGTAAAAACAGATGGAAAACCACGGGATTGGTTTGCAGCCTTCTTAAAACCTGACAATATATTTACTAATACACCAAAGCTCAACATTTTATCTAATACCCAATATACTTTTAGTTTTTTAGCAAAAGGTAGTGGTGAACATATTATTTTTGCTTACTCCTCTTGGGTATCAATACCATCATCGGGAAGATTAATAATTAATTTAACTGATAAGTGGACGTTATATACTTTCACAGTGACATCTGTGACCTCTATTCCAAATAAGAATGTTCAGTTCATTATCCGTTCTGAAACTGTAGGTAGCGAAATTAATCTTAAATATCCCAAAGTTGAACTAGGCTCAACTGCTACTCCATACATGCAATCAGCTAGCGAAGTCACAACTGATGACTGGCCGAAGTATGTAGGAACTTATGTTGATACTAACCCGGTTTCTAGTACGGATCCAAGTAAGTATGGTTGGGATGAAATGAAGTATCGGGTTTATCTTGACGGTATTGCGGTTGCTGGAAGTAAATTACTTTCTACAAAAGTTGAGAATTTAAAACCAGATACAAGTTACACTATCCAAGTTAAACAAGTGAGCGGAGAAGAAGAGAGTGACTTTTCAGACAGTGTCACTTTTAAAACTAATGTACAAAAATAAAAGGAGAAAAAATGGCAGAACTTAAGAAAATATATCGAGGGATGCAAAATGGTGCAGAGACAATTAATGATAATTTTGAAACTTTGACAAGGGACACAGGATGGAAAGATATAGAAGTGATGAATGGTTTTAAGTCAGGAACCTTCCCAGCTCAATATCGTATTTTAAATGGTTGCCTTTACTTGAGAGGACGTATAATTACAGTCACTACTACTTCAGGAACAGGCGTTCAGTTTGGAAAAATTCCAGTTTCTATTAGTCAACAACATGAATGGCTTGGAGGGATAATTGGTTCTGATACTACGGTGCGTATGAGTCTTTCCACTAGTGGGGCTCTCACTCTGACACCTATAGGAGATATGGGGAATGCCTTTCAGATAGTAGGGTTTGATACTAGTTTTCTAGTAGATTAGAAAGGGAAAGAAATATTGGAAGAAATGTTAAGCCATGCATGGGTCTTTTGTTTAGATATTATAAATAATTGGCCGGCGCTGGTTACTGTTTCAATTATTGTGAGTTGGGTATATCGTAGAATTTCCAAGAACCAGCAGAGACAGCTTAAAGATATTCAAATGCATCTTAAACGAATTGAATTATTGCAAGCTATCAACCATGATTATGGTCTTCAGATTGTGAGTGGTATCTTTGATGAATACGAAGCGCTTGGGGGGAATCACTATGCTCATGATCGATTTGAAAAGTATAAGAAGGAGAAAGAAAAGTGAATAAAATTAATTGGAAAGTACGAATTAAAAGTAAAACATTTTGGCTGGCAGCTGTGCCGGCTTTTCTTTTACTCGCACAAACTATTGGAGCCCCATTTGGTTATAAATGGGATTTTGTAGTTTTGAACCAACAACTAGCAGCAATTATCAATGCTGCTTTTGGTTTGTTGGCAATTATTGGTGTTGTGGTTGATCCCACAACTGCGGGAATTAAAGACAGTCAACGTGTTATGGAAAAATTTGAGGACAACAAATGAAAAAAAATATTAAAGCCACGACAATTGCAATTCTAGCTCTGACAAGTTTTGGAGCAACAAGCCAAGCGTTTGCGGCAGTAGGAGACCAAGGAGTGGACTGGTCGAAATATAACGGTTACCAAGGAAACTTTGGTTATGCTAATGACAAGTTCTCAATCGCTCAAATTGGGGGAACTTATGGCGGGTATTATGTGGACCAGTTGACTTATAACAGTCAAGTTCAAAATACACTGGCACAAGGAAAACGTGCGCACACATATATTTGGTATCAAGTAGGTGGCTCCATTGAACTTTCAAAAGGCGTTCTTGATCGATACTTGCCACAAATTGCTACACCAAAAGGCTCTATTGTCGCTCTTGATTACGAGAGTGGGGCGAGTGGAAGTAAGCAGGCGAACACAGATGCTATTCTTTACGGAATGCGCCGTGTGAAAGAAGCAGGATATACACCAATGTATTACAGCTACAAGCCTTACACAATTGCAAATGTGGACTACAAACGCATTATTAAAGAATTTCCTGGATCACTTTGGATTGCGGAATATCCAAACTATGAAGTAACTCCAACACCAAACTGGAATTTCTTCCCAAGTATGGATGATATTGGTATTTTCCAATTTACCTCCACTTATGTGGCAGGGGGATTAGACGGTAATATTGACCTTACAGGTATCACGGATAATGGATATGATGGAAAAGTACCAGATCCTCTACCTACACCAAATCCAACTCCAGAGCCTACTCCAACACCAAGCCCAAGTAAGAAAACTCACATTGTACAATATGGCGACACATTGAGCAGCATTGCTTACAGTTGGGGCACAAGCTGGCAAGAATTGGCACGTCAGAACGCTTTGAGTAATCCTAACCTTATTTATGCAGGACAATCAATCAGCTACTCAGGTGGCTCAAATGCAGCAACAGGCGGAACTTATACCGTACAATACGGAGATAACCTCTCCGTTATTGCACAACGTTTAGGCACAACTGTACAGCACCTTGTTTCAAGTAACGGAATTCAAAACCCTAACTTGATTTATGCAGGGCAAAACCTAAATTATTAATATAAAAAGAAAGCTCGGTCTCTTGACCGGTCTTTTTTGTATTTACGAGGAATAATTAGTAATTAGGAGTTATGATATAGTATATTGACTAAACTCATAAAATATTATACAATATATAGGTTTAGCTATATATTATAAGGAGGAAGTATTATGGAATTTGAAAAGCAAACACCAATGGCCGTTGCGAATTACACTATTACATACGCAAAGGAAAATAATATACCTATTTCAAATTTACAATTACAAAAAATATTATATTATTTACAAGCAGCCTTCTTATATGAATATGACCAGGAACTTTTTGAAGGAAAATTTGAAAGATGGGACTATGGACCTGTTCAACAAGACGTGTACAATGCATACAGAGACTGTGGAGCTATGTTGATTGAAGCTCCAGCCCCTCGATATTCTTTTGAGGCAGGACGTTTCGATGTATCTGCTCCAGAAGAAATATCACAATCTGTATTAGATGATACTAAAAAAATAACGTTTCTTAGAGCATCATTGAATAAGTTACTTACTTATAAGCCATGGGAGTTAGTCAATAGAACTCATAAGCAATCGCTTTGGACTGATTACGAAGAGCAAATAAAATTGCACTCAGCTCCACAATACGATAATGAAGAAATAAAAGCATTTTTTAAAGCAGACGATAACAAAGAGGAACGCTTGTGGCAGCAGGTATAAATAAAGAACACTTTATTGGTGAATTACTACATGATTTAATTTGCGGTGTCAATGATGACGGCATGCTTGGGAGATTTACATATTTTATACAGCAGGATATCTATAAGAATTATGATATTATTGCTCTGTATATTTATAAAATGTCTTCTGAGGACTTAATGAAGCTAGAGTCATTTTTTAAAGATAATAAAGATCAAGGCTCTACACCGTATGGTATTTTCACTCAAGAATTATTTCAAAAAAAACTCCTAACTTATGAGGTAGAAGTTTGGAAGAAGCTTGGAGGATTTGAGCGAAATATTAATCTATCCATGATTCAAAGGGAATTTATCTTAGACAATGTAAAACATGCAAATGAAGAAGCAGAGAAAGCTAAAAAAGTTGCTGAGACTGCAGGTGAGATAAAAACTAAAATATACTCAGAATTTCTTGGAATACTTGCCATTTTTACAGCATTAACATTTTCAATGATGGGATCAATTCAACTTTTAGGTAATGTGTTTAATAGCGTTAAAGGTTTAGACGACGATGCTCTAGGATTCGCTATGATAACAAGTTCAGTTTATTTGTTAGTTATTTATTTACTTATTATAGTTATGTTTGTTGGGGTAAAGAAAATTATAGGAAATGGTAATGACTATGAGTTTAATCCAAAAGTTACAAAGTTAGTTTTTGGAGTAGTTATAGTGTTATTTTGCTTAGGATTATGGTTTAAAACTTTTTAAATGAATTCGTCTAAGACGTCTACTTTATGTAGGCGTTTTAATTTCTTTACAGATATTTTTTAATTAAGGCTACTTCTGCCAGTTGTAGGAGAATTTTGTGTGCTATAATAATAAAGGCAAAAAATTAATAAATGAATTAATATGTATTTGTAAAGTCACGCCTTGCCAGCGTGGCTTTTTTTGTTTTTGTTAATACCCCACTCTATAAGTGATTTATGATATATTTAAAAAGGCAAAATAAAATGATCTAAAACCTTTTTATTTCTATACACACTAGCTTCGCCTTGCCAGCGGGCTTTTTATTTGCGTATATTCAGAAGTAATGATAAAATATTATTTATATTTTTTTCATAAAATTTACTCACTGTCCTCAACCTTGGTTGGGGATTTTTTGTTATAATAAAAATGTCGGACACAAACCTTTTACCAGATTACACACGTCTGACATCGTTCCCTTACGAGATTGTGGGAGCTTTTTTTCATAAATATAAATATGATATAATAATATTAGTCGATAAGGTGTCTGTGCGCAGCCCTTTGGGGAAAATCTTAAATGATTTATCAACCTTGGTTTAGGCCTTGGCTGTTTTTATGATATAGACCGTGTTTCGCCTCTGCTTTGCATGCGTACCAGTACGCGGTCGTCAAGGTTCTTTAGCTTAGTTGGTTAAAGTCCTCCGCTCATAACGGAGTTAGCGCTGGTTCGAATCCAGCAAGAACCATATGAAAAGATTTGAATTTATTTATAAATTACTTGCGACTTTGTTTATTGTATTAGCGATATTTCTTCAGTATTTTACAGAATATAAACCTGTAAGTCGTATAATACTGGTCGTTATTTTAATAACTGTTTTGATTCGGTCATTTTTTCCGAACCATGAAAAATAAGGTTTATGCTATAATAAACGTCTGTTCTTAATGGTAAGTCCCTGCTTCGGTGGGGATTTTTTTGTGCTAAAAAAAGAGCTTATAAAGCTCCGTAATATATTAAAGTCACCATTCTTCATCATAAGAATCACGATAACGTTCATCTATTGAATCTTTAATAAGTTGTTCTTCAGTATATTTCTTTAGAGCTTCAGTAAGCTCACCAGTAGCAAATGCACTCCACTTCATCATACCTCTATCATGGTAATTACGAATAGATTCATATGGGCTATAAGAACGATCAACCATAACTTGCTCCTTTTCACAAAATATTGATTTATTCAATATTATATATAATAAACACTAAAAATACAATGATTAAAATTGGGTTATCCAATAAATAAAAAAATAAAAAAGCCGTATATATTTAATATACAGCGCCTTGCCTGATAAAAATTAGTTACGTTTTTTACTACGTTTTATATGAACTCTATTGAATCCTATTGAACCTCGTTTATTCATAAATCCTAATAGACTGCGTTTTATGAACTTTATTTGACTTTATTGATATACTATGTAACAATTAAGCATTATGACAAGAAAAAATATACTAAAAGCACAACGAATCGTAGTAAAAATTGGTACAAGCTCGTTGATTTTACCGAATGGGAAGATAAATTTATCAAATATAGATGAACTGGCTTTTGTGTTATCCGATATAAATAATAAGGGGTATGAAGTTATCTTAGTAACTTCAGGAGCTATCGGAGCAGGGTTAAACGTTCTTGGGATGAATGAACGTCCAAAAGATATTGCACAGCAACAAGCCTTAGCAAGTATTGGTCAAGTAGAGTTGATGAGTCTTTACACGCAAATGTTTCGTCGTTATTCTCAAAAAGTGTCACAGCTTTTATTAACACGGGATGTTACCGATTTTCCACTGAGCTCAAATAATGCTGAAAATGCCTTGAATGCGCTGCTCTCTCTGGGAATCATCCCTATTATCAATGAAAATGATGCTATAGCTGTCGATGAAATGGATCACCAAACAAAATTTGGCGACAATGACAAGCTGGGAGCGATTGTTTCAAAACTTGTGGATGCTGACTTACTCATTATGCTTTCTGATATTGATGGACTTTATAATAAAAACCCCAATATTTATGATGATGCTAAAATATTTAAAGAAATCCATGACATTACAGATGAATTACGACAAATGGCGGGAGGAGCAGGGAGTCGTTTTGGTACAGGCGGAATGACCTCTAAGCTTGCCGCTGCAGAAATTTTATTTGAGAACAAGCAGGAGATGGTTCTGACCAATGGTGAACGCATCCGTGAAATAAAGGATATTATTGCTGGACAGGAAATCGGGACTTATTTTCACCCAAAAATTGAGAAAGAAGAAGCAAGATGATTGAAGATTTAGGAGTAAAAGTCAAAGCAGCAAGCAAAGAAGCAGCAAAACTATCTGCTGCAGCAAAAAACAACTTTCTGCTTTTCCTAGCAGATACTCTCATTCAAAACACAAGCCGGATTATTTTTGAAAATGAGAGGGACTTACTTAAAGCAAAAGAACATGGCATTTCGGATATTATGGTAGATCGTTTACGATTGACGCCAGAAAGAATTTCGGATATGGCACTTGGGTTACGTCAAGTGGCGGACTTACCTGATCCTATCGGCCAAGTTTTACAAGGATTCACAAATCTTGATGGGCTAAAAATTGTCCAAAAACGTGTGCCACTCGGTACGGTTGGGATGATTTTTGAGAGCCGCCCAAATGTGACAATTGACGCCTTTTCACTTTGTTTTAAAACAGGGAATAGTGTTCTCTTACGCGGTGGTTCAGACGCCATACATTCTAATACAGTCTTAGTTGAAATTATTAAAGAAAGCTTACATAAGCAAGGAATTAGCTCCAGTACCGTAGAGCTTCTCACGGATACCAGTCATGCAGAAGCAGAAAAGATGATGCAGGCTGATCAATTTTTAGACGTACTTATTCCTCGAGGTTCTGCTCGATTGATTAACCGTGTAAAAGAAAAAGCAACAGTTCCTGTTATTGAAACGGGAGTTGGAAACTGTACCATTTATGTTGATGAAACTGCTGATTTAGACATGGCTACAAAAATAGTCGTCAATGCTAAAACACAGCGCCCAAGTGTTTGTAATGCTGCTGAAAGTCTCGTGGTACATGCACAAATCGCTGCTGAATTTTTACCTAAATTGCAGGAAGCTTTGAAAAAAGCACATGAGGTTGAGTTTAGAGCGGATGAACGTGCCTTGAAAATTCTCCAAGCTTGTGCGGAAAGCTTAGCAATTACCGTTCAAGAAGAAGATTTTGGTACAGAGTACTTAGACTATATTATGTCAGTTAAAACGGTTGACAATTTAGATGAAGCAATTGAACATATTAATCAATATTCGAGTCGCCATTCAGAAAGTATCGTAACTAAAGATTACTTTAATGCTCAAAAATTTCAAGAGGAGATTGATGCAGCAGCAGTCTATGTAAATGCATCGACACGATTTACAGATGGCTTTGTCTTCGGACTTGGTGCTGAAATTGGGATATCCACTCAAAAACTCCATGCACGCGGGCCAATGGGACTAGAAGCTTTGACTTCAAGTAAATATCTAATTGACGGAAATGGTCAAATCCGCTAATATTTTTAAATAAAGAACGGTCTTCTAGGGCCGTTCTTTTATTACAAAAAAGTAAGGAATCAGTTAAGCAAAAAAAGATAAAATAGAAAGAAAAATGAGTATAAGAGTTTGATATTTCTTAGCTCGAGAGATTGAAGCTTGCTTAAATATAAGGAGTACATATGAAAAAAAGAGCGCAGAAGAGAAAGAAAGGAATCGATATGTTAGGTGTGACATTTTTTGTTTTTATTGCTGCGGTAATCGGAGTTTTATGTGTTGCTTTATATTATCAACAGACCAAGGCAAGCCCTGGCGAGCCAAGTACGCGCGTAATTAAAAAAACAGAAGAGCAACTAAAGTCAGAGCTTACCATTTACCCAACACTGTATGTTACTGGCTCAAGTGGCAGTCCTAAAAACAATATCAGTCATTTAGTTCAAGCAGTAACCAGTAAAAATAATGCCGCAAAACCAGGCCTCACTGTAATTGCGGAAACAGGAAACAAATATAAATTAAGAATTACTGGAAAAATTGATGCTAGTAATAAATATCCAGCTATTGCTGTTGGGACAGATCATGGAACAAATAATCACGAAATCTATCAGTATGCGATAAAAGCTACAATAGAATATCTAGCGGCACACTATAATGTCCCTTGGTATAATATTTTAGGCTATTCTTCGGGAGCAGGTGGAGCTATGCGGTTTTTGATCAATTACTCGCAAGATAAAAATTTACCTCCCGCTAAAAAGTTTGTTGCCTTAGATGGTGAATTTAATCGCAAAGAAAAATTAAGAACCAACGAGACCATGGAAAGCCTGTATCAAAATGGTCCCGAAAACAAAAGCGCTGATTATAACTATTTTGAGAAAAATTATTCAAAAATGGATAAGGGCATCCATGTCTATCTCATGGCTTTAGATACGCCTGTCGGATCTGACTTTGATGGCGTTCTCCCGTGGTCGGATCTCTTTTCTGTTTATAACCTCTTTGAAAAAAATGGCAATATAACGGAAAAATTCACCTATACAAATAGCCCAGGAGAACGCTATTCTCATGGTTCGATTTGTAAAATGCCTGCAGCACAAGACTATATCGAGAAGGTTTTCTACCATTCAACTTAACTTACCAAAATGTAAGTTTACAGACAATTTAATTATAGTACAATCATATATTATGAATAGAAAATATAAAAAATTATTCATCTTTTTGGGAAAGACACTGTTTTACTTCGTAGTTATTTTAATTCTACTTTATCTTTATTCTTATAGTAAAACAGGAGGCGCACACTTTATCTACAACGAATTTTAGAAAGGAGATGTCATGAACATTTTTCACGAAATTTTATCCGGAGCAACAAAATATCCGGAGCGTTTAGCGATAGTCGAACACGACCAAGATTATACTTATCGTCAATTGCTTGATGCAGCATCACAGGTAGCTCAAAAAATATCTGCAATGCCCATCTCCCAACGTCCAATTATTGTATTTGGTAAAAACGGATTTTTATCATTAGCTACACTACTCGGTGTTTCGCTTACAGGGAGGGCCTATATTCCTGTAGATGCCCATACACCTTTTGAGAGAACGCAGCTGATTAAACAAGCCGCAAACCCCTCTTTAGTCATACATACAGTGGAACTTGAAGAGAAGTTTTCCCAACTTTTTACATCAAGAATATCTTATACTGAATACCAAGAAAATATCGATTTCGATTTTTCACAGATTGACAGTCGTCAAGCTGTGAACGGAGAGGATATTAACTACATTATCTATACTTCGGGCACAACGGGACTTCCAAAAGGTGTCGCAGTAACACATAATAACTTACTTAGCTTCACTAAATGGATGAATAAGGATTTTTCTATAATCGAAAATAATCACTTTCTGTCTCAAGCACTATATAGCTTTGATCTATCAATTTTCAGTTTATATCCTAGCTTGACAACAGGTGGGACCTTGATTTCACTTAGTCAAGAGGATACAACGAATTTCAAAAAACTTTTTGAACGACTTAATTCAAGTACAATCAATACCTGGGTTTCTACTCCATCCTTTATCGAAATATGCCTGCTTGATCCATCATTTGTTGAAGAAAATCATCCAGATTTACAGCAATTTATTTTTTGTGGCGAGGAATTAACGCACAAAACAGCATCAAAGTTGCTCGAAAAGTTCCCACATGCAAAAGTTTGGAACACTTATGGACCAACCGAAGCTACAGGTGCTATTACAAGTATTCAAGTTGATAAAACAATCCTTCATGACTATAAGCGCTTGCCTATTGGCACTGCAAAGCCAGGAGTTGAAATTCAAATCATTGATGATGAAATTATTATTATTGGGGATTCTGTAGCACAGGGATATTTTGAAAATTCGGAGAAGACAGCAGAAGTCTTCTTTGAGTATGAAGGCAAGAAGGCGTATCATACAGGAGATTCAGGCTATTTTGATGAAAATTCGGTCCTTAACTATAATGGTCGTATCGACTTTCAAATAAAATTCAATGGTTTTAGGATTGAGTTGCAGGATATCGAAGCTCATTTATATGAAATTGCTGAGATTGAAAAAGCATTAGTGGTGCCTCAAGAAAATGCCGCACATAAAGTAACAGGATTAATAGCAGTCATCCATTCTTCTCTAAGTTTTGAAACTAAGGCTGAAGAACGCGCATTTAATAAAAAAATCAAGGCACAACTTTCAAATACGATTATGGATTATATGATGCCGACTAAATTCATTTATCTTGATGATTTCCCACTTACTCCCAATGGAAAAATTGACCGAAAGGCCTTAACCAAACAAGTCCTTGGAGGTAAGAACTAGTGGAACCATATGCAACACCTTTTTATTTTGTGATTTTAGGGTTAGCACTGCTTCCACTTGTCATGGCACACGCCTACGGAAAAAAATGGATGGGCTATCAAGTCATCTTGACCATTGCCTTTCTCTGGATCAGTTTCGGCGGTAAAGTCAGTCTTTGGTCCCTTCTGGGTTTTGGGATTTTTGAAACAACTTTAATCAAGCTTTACGAGCACTATCGAAAACTCCAAAACAAAACCTGGGTGTTCGTTTTAGCAGTGATTGCATCGTTACTACCTTTAATAATCGTTAAGGTGACACCCTTATTGGACCCGATGCACCCACAATCTATCCTTGGTTTTTTAGGAATATCTTATGTGACCTTTAAAACTGTAAGTGTAATTCTTGAGTTACGCGATGGCCTGATTAAAGAAGTTCCCTTAAAGGAATATCTCTATTTTCTTTATTTCTTTCCCACCATTTCGTCAGGGCCAATTGATCGTTTCCGACGTTTCCAAAAAGAGCTAGAAGCGCCACTGACAGATAAGTATTCAGAGTATTTAGGAAAAGGAATTTTCTATATTTTCCAAGGATTCCTATATAATTTCATCATTTCTTATCTGATCTCACATTATTTTCTGCATGATTTAGCGATAAAAGCAACATTGCATCCCAATTTGTGGAATATGATGGGGAGCATGTACGCTTACGGTTTTTATCTCTTTTTCAACTTTGCAGGTTATTCTCTTTTTGCGATGGGTGTTTCTTTGATTATGGGATATAAAATTCCTATTAACTTCAATAAACCCTTTCTCGCAAAAAATATTAACGACTTTTGGCAACGCTGGCATATCTCTTTATCATTCTGGTTCAGAGACTTTGTCTTTATGCGTTTAGTAAAGTGGATTATGGTTAAAAAATGGTCCAAAAATATGGTGACCATCTCAAACGTGGGTTACTTAGTAAACATGTTTATTATGGGATGCTGGCATGGTTTAACGTGGTACTATATCTTATATGGTGTTTATCATGCCTGCCTGATGATCAGTTATGATGCCTGGAAGCGAATGAAGAAGAAGCACAAATGGAATATTCCTGATAATATGTGGACACGTGGAGCTGCAATATTTATCACTTTTAATGCCGTTATGATCAGTTTCCTTATCTTTTCAGGAATCCCTAATTATGCTATAATGCATGCAATCAATGGACTTGGTAGTCCTTTACCTAATTTTTAGACAACAATAGAAGAAAGAAGAATAAATATGAAAAATGAAGTATTAAATATCATTGAAGAAGTTGCTGGCACAGATGAGTTTCGTGAAGATTTAGATATGGATCTTTTTGAAGAAGGCATTCTTGACTCTATGAGAGCCATTATGCTTATTGTTGAGCTTGAAAATGCCTTTAGTTTAAGTTTACCACCTTCTGAAATGGATCGTGACGACTGGAATACAGCAAATAAAATTGCCGATCGTATCAAGGAAAAGATGGATGAAGAAAGATAAGGTACTTCAAGAACTCGCACCTTTAGTTGCGGCCCTTACTTTGCTAGCGATACTCATCTTTTCTCCTCTCACGGTTTTCCCTAAGTTTAATAAGCATGAACTTGATGAGTTTGCGACTGATCCTAAGAATCGGACAGGCTTTGTAAGCTATGCGATTAAATCACAAGCATTCTCTAATCCGCATTATCTGCCAATTTTAGGCTCTTCTGAGCTGGAACATATTGATCCTTTTCATCCAAGTAGTTTCTTTATGAAAAATAATAAAGGTTTTACGCCTTTTCTAGCAGGTCAACCCGGAACCCAATCCTTAACACACTTTTTCTACCTGAATTCTGTTGAAAATCAATTGCATAACCGTAAGATTGTTTTTATCATCAGTCCACAATGGTTTACACGTAAAGGTATTGGTACACCTGAGTTAAGTCAATTTGTTTCTAAAGGTGAAATATATGCGTGGTTACAATCTGCCTCACCAAAAGATGTCGCGACACAAAAACTCGCTCAACGCCTCTTGAATTTTAAAGATTTTCCTGAGGATATTGTTGTTACTCATACACTAAAAGCTCTAGCAAATGGTAAAAAAATCGACAGTATAAACCAGATTTCAATTAAACTTGCAAATCAGTTCTGGACGAAACAAGATTCTCTTTTTACGGGCTTATCAAAGCTCTGCGGTAGGCAAGAAAATTCATACGAAAAGATAGAGCGAATCAGTAAACAATTACCAAACACAAAAGATTTCGAAAAACTGGATCAAGCAGCATACGAACGAGGAGCTGCAAATTCAGCAAATAATGAATTTCAAATTGTTGACCATGTGTGGTCAAGAAATCTTCAAAAGGTCTTTAAAGAACGTAAAGGTGTGATGAAGGAAGTGAGTTACCTGAGAAGTCCGGAATATCTTGATTTTCAACAGCTTTTAAATCAATTTGCAAAAAATAATAATGATGTCCAGTTCGTTATTCCACCTGTAAATGGAGCATGGTACCAGTATACAGGGCTCTCTTATGACATGTTACAGGAGTTTAGCGCAAAAATTAAATATCAGCTTAACAGCCAAGGTTTCCATCACATTTATGACATGACAAATAAATTCAACGAAAAGTACTATATTGGGGACACTATCCACTTGAATAATCGTGGTTGGGTGGCTTTAGATAAAAAAATCGAAGAATTTATGAAACATCCGACTAAAACAGAATATAAGATCGACAATGCTCAATTTCTTAGCACAGAATGGGCCAATGGAGATAAGGAAGTTTCTCTTAATAGATAAAAAATAAATTAAAAAACGACAATATTCAATTGTCGTTTTTTGTTTGTCCGATTTCTTGGACATGTTCTCATTATTTATGACAGAAAATGCTTAATTTACTCTATTTTATTCTATGGAGTTAAAAATCGTCTACTCAATCTAATATTAAAAACATTTGGACTTATCCCTCTATCTTTGTATTATTAAATTAGGAGAAAGAGAAAAAATTTAAAGTAATTATCATTTTACTTTAATGTTTAATCTTTTTTAAACTAAATAAAATGGAGGGAAACGAAATGTTGCAAACAAGGTGACATCTATTTTTGATTTTTTCTAAAAAAGTTCATTAATTCAAAATAAAAAGGAGTAGAAACATGAAAACTTTAAGACAAGTATTGAAAGGGCTTGTGTTGGCGATAGTACTTTCGGTATTTATTATCTCCGGGATGCGATTAAAAAATACCTTGAGTCGAGTGAGTGCGGATAGAGTTGATAAGAAAACAGATCAAAAAGTGGCACCCATACGAGATAAGAATAACAACACAGCTCAAATTTTAGAAAAAGAGGCATGGTGGACAGATCAAGAAGCTTATGAAGCTAACTTACTTTTAAAAGTGAACGGTTCAAGTCTCTCTGGGCCGATGGATGTCGTTTTTGTTTTAGACCGCTCAGGTAGCATGGACATGACTTATACTGATAATGCTAATGCGACAGGTTATGAAGGATATCCTTTATTCTCCAGCTCTTGCTTAAACCAGGAACATTTCTACCTTGAACCACTTCATGAAGGACAGGAACCCGAAGCAAGCGCAGATAAATCAAAAGTTTATGAGAATAGTGATAACACCCTCACAGTTTATAACGCGGATGTTGATAAATGGGAAGTGATTGGGACTACACCGGTTCATCTTTTTGAGCAATTTACTCAAAGTACAGCTAAGT